CCCGACCCGCAACAGCGTCGGGCAATAGACCGCCGCACTGCAATCCGCGCATTGATCGCCCGTCCGCGTCGGCGCGTTGTGAACCTTGGCAATGTGCGCTGCTTCCTGCAACTGCTCAATCAGCGTCCATGCCTCATGGCCTAGCAGACGCCAAGTCTTGAGCGGACCGCCGGGCCGGAAGCAACGGGGCTGGAAAACGTTGAGGCTGATCTCCCAACCCTTCACGTCCGCCCGCGTCAACTCGCATCGCTCGACGATCCCGGCGACGTAAGCCAGGAGCACGGGGTTCCCCTCCGCCAGCACTTCACGGTGGCCGTATTTGTATTCAAACACCGTGATTTTATGGCGAGTGAAGTCCACGGAATAAAGATCGGGCCGCCCATCACAGTCCGGGTGAATGAGCCCCGGAGCGCTGATCGGCTGTTCGATGTTCCATTCGACGCCATCGGGCAAGACGCCGATGAGCTCGCATCCGTGCTCGATCATATCCGCGTCGATGGGCACGCCATTGGGCGCAATGTGACCCTCTGGCCAGTATGTCCCCTTGACGGCTTCCAGCGCCCAAAAATGCCCGGCCGTCCCCTCCCGTCGCGCCTCGCTGTCTCCCGTGCGAGGATAGGTTTTGCCCAACGCAAAACTACCCGCGCACCGCGACCATAGCCCGGCGTCGCTCATGGCGAGCGTGCCGGGCACAGGGAGATCGTAAACCGGCGTCACGATGCGTATGCGTCAATGACGGCGTTAAAGTCGGCGATCAGGTCCGTGCGCTGGATCAGGTCCGCAATTTTCTTGATCCCGACCGCGTCGCACGCTTGTGCCGTCTCGACCACAGTAAGCTTGCCCGAAGTCTGCAACGCGTTGACCTTTTTCATGATCTCCGGGAACGTCATGGGCGCGACGTCAGCGGGCGGCGGCGGCGGAGCAACCGGAGCCATCGGCGCAGGTGGAGGCGTAACCGGCAACTCGCCGGCCAGGGCTTCACGATCAATGAGCGGCTCGGGCTCGACCGGGGGCGCGGGCGGGTCGGACATGAGCGGCCCGGCATTGCCTTGAATTGCCCGAAGCTCCGCCTCGACCTTCACCTTCAGGCTCTCTTGGATATTCCGGCGAGCGCGCCACGTTCCGTCCGCATTGAGCGCGCGGCTCGATGAGTGAATGCGTTCGTCCCACGGAAAACCCGCGCTATCAACAGATGGGGCAGCGCCAGGGGTCACGGCAGGCGCGACAGGAATAGGAGCCAAAGGGGGCGACGATCCAAAGGCTTCGGCCGGGCTGACTTCGCGCACCGGTTCGACAGTGGCAACGATGCGCTCGGGCTCAAAAGTCTCGCCGCTATATCGATTCAGCCCCGTCTGCACGGCGTCAAGCGATACCGACGAAAGCAGGTAAGACAGCCCTTCGACATCGTCCGCCGTGAGCGACGCCGTGTCGAATTCAATTTTGATCCCCATGGGGTGATGCTCCAGATTAAGATTGACGCGACACGGTTAGAATGGAATGACGGACCCGTCAATCTAAATCATTCGGTGGTTCATGGCGCTTCGTCCCTACCAACTGACGCTGAAAAATGACGTTTATCAGGCGTGGAACCAGGGCGCGAAAAATGTCCTGATGCGTCTCGATACGGGCGGCGGGAAGACCGTGATCTTGTCCGAAATAGCGACGGAAGTCCCCGGCCCGTGGGCGATCATCGCTCACCGTCATGAGCTTGTCGGACAATTGTCCATCGCGCTTGCCCGTAACGGCGTCCATCACGACCTGATCGCCAGCGAGACGACCATTCGCGCTATCGTGGCCGACCATGTGGCGCTCTTCGGGCGCTCATTCTACCGGCCAGGTGCGCCGGCGCGGGTGGCGTCGGTCGATACCTTGGTCAAACGCAAAGACCTCGGGCCATGGGCGAGCCAGGTGCGCGGCTGGATCACGGACGAAGGGCATCACGTCGTGGACGGCAACAAATGGCATACCGCTTTGCAGATGTTCACGCATCAGGATTGTCGCGGGCTCTTGCCGACCGCCACGCCAGGCCGGGCCGATGGGAAGGGCCTTGGGCGTCACGCGGACGGTGTGGCGGATGTCATGGTCCAAGGGCCGCCGATGCGCTGGCTTATCGAACAGGGCTTCCTGACCGACTACCGGATCATTTGCGCGACTACCGACATGCAATTGCTTGAGGAACAGGCGAGTGCGTCGGGAGACTGGTCAACGGCCACGCTTCGCAAAGCGGCTCGGGAAAGCTCTATCGTGGGCGACGTGGTCAAGTCCTATTTGCGATGGGGCGCGGGGCGGCTTGGCGTGACCTTTGCGCCCGACACGGAGACGGCGGCGGAGATAACGCAAGCCTACCAGGCGGCGGGCGTGGCGGCGGGCCTTGTGACCGGCAAGACCGATCCGACATTCCGGCGGCAGATCATCCGCAACTTCTCCGAACGGCGCATCAATCAGCTAGTCGTGGTGGACATCGTCAGCGAGGGCTTCGACCTTCCGGCTATCGAGGTGGCCAGCTTCGCGCGCAAGACGCTGTCGCTCGCAACCTACATGCAGCAATTCGGCCGCGCATTGCGCATCCTTGAAGGCAAAGATCGTGCAACCATCATCGACCACGTCGGAAATTTCCTCTTCCACGGACCGCCCGACCGGGAACGGCCATGGACCCTGGACGCCCGCGCCGGGCGCTCAGAGCGACCTGATGACGAAATTCCGCTATCCGTATGCCTACACTGTTACGCTCCCTATGAGCGCTTTTATCGGTCCTGTCCTCATTGTGGGTTGTCTCCCCCGCCTCCCGTGGGTCGCTCCGCCCCGGCCATGGTAGACGGCGACCTGATGGAGCTCGACGCCGAAACCCTGGCCGCACTCCGCGGCGCGGTGGTCGAAGCCAATTTGTCGGTTGACGAATACCGGCACAAGATCGCCGCGACCGGGCTGCACACAATAGGCGTCATGACCAACGTCAAGCGCCATGCCGAAAAGCTCGAATTGCGCGACCGGCTTCGGGACGCGATGGAGCGACGCGGCGGCGTGCTCAAGGCGCGCGGGCTCACCGATGCGGAGATGCAGCGCGAATTTTACCTACGGTTCGGGGTCACGGTGCTCGAAGCTTTCACCCTCAACCGGGCGGATACGGAAAAGCTATTGACTAAGGTTGACGGCGCGGTCAATCTCACATGATGACACGCGAAGACGCCCTATTAGCCCGGATCGCAGAGCTCGAAGCGGAGCTCGCCGAATGGCGCGCTTATGACGCCCAAGAGCGGCGCGAGCGTGACGACGTGGACCTGCTCCACCGTTTGAAAAAACGCCTCGGGTTGCGTCCGACGCCGGCCAGGATTGCGCTGATGCTCTATGAGGCGAATGGCCAGCCGGTTCATTCGGAGAAACTTCGGATCAACCGACTCAAGCCCGGCAAAAATATGCCCGACGATACGCGGATGAGCGAAGACAAGAATGTTTCGGTGGCAATTGTCCACACTCGCCGGGTTTTGGGCAGCTCCGCGATAGAAACCGTATGGGGCTATGGATACAAAATGTCGCCCCTGGGGCTGGAAAAGATGAAAGGGGCGCTTGGGGATGAACGCTAAACAGCATTGGGACAAGATAGAGCGACAAGCGCTTCAATCTTTCCATAGCGGCAAAGAGGGCATCCGGGACGGAGGCTTTCTCTACGCCTATCACCGTGAGCGGCTTTACGACACGAACACTTCGCTACATTGGGTCACGTGCGCCCGCGTGATCATGTGGCACGCGCTGATTGAAGAGGACCGCACCGATCCGAAATTGGCGTTGCGCATCGGCCGGATATGGGCGCGGTGCAATGACCGGGTATTGCCGAAGCTGACGCGGGAAGGATATGAGCATTATCAAATTTATGACGCGGAAGAATTGCCGGGCTCTTTTACTTTTCGCACACGAAATCAATCCGGACTTGAATACATTTATTGTCAAGGCATTGTCGTATGGAGTCGGCTATGCGTCGGCTGATTGTTTGCGGTGGTCGGGCTTTCTTTCAACGCGACATTGTTGACGAAGCTCTGGATTATTTCCTTCGCGCCTACGGGGTCTTTGAGATCGTGGAGGGCGGTGCGACGGGAGCCGACACGCTGGCGCGGCAATGGGCGCGACGCAACGGCATATCCGTCATGACGATCCCGGCGCAATGGGCCAAATATGGCCGCGCCGCCGGCCCGTTGCGCAATGAGGCGATGGCCAAGCTCCCCGGCGTGACCGACGTCCTGGCGTTTCCCGGCGGCACGGGCACGCAGAACATGATTGAAGTGGCCACCGTTGCGGGGCTGCATGTGTGGAGGGCCAGGGCATGACCCGGCGAGAACAAATTGCGCGGATATTGGCCGAACACTATTTCGAATTGCTAGAGATGACGATCAGGGCCGGGTCAACGTGGGCTCAACTCTGCAAATTTTGGTCCGTAAATATGCGCATGGTGCAAGACGCTTATGACAAGGCGGACGAAATCCTTGCCGTTGCTTGTTCGCCTGTCGATAACAACGAAATCGATACTGTCTGCGATATTCTCAACGCTCGCGACTGGTATATTGACGCGCCCGACGTAGTCACCGATCTATCGGAAGCCGTTGACGACTTATTGAAGCGGAGGGCCACGACGTGAACCTGACTGAATGGGCGATACGCCACGGCGTGAGCGCGGCGGCCCTGGCTGATCTCCGCGCCGGCCTCGGGCTCGATGCGTTGCCCGTCGATACCGGGCACTCGGAAAGCTATGTGCAAACGTCGGTGCGGCTGGAGGCTGTCGGCAAAGGCGTGACCCTCTGGCGCAACAATGTGGGCGTGCTCGAAGACGTGACCGGGCGGCCCGTGCGCTACGGCCTGGCCAATGACTCCAAGGCGCTCAACATGCGGCTTAAGTCCGCGGACCTGATCGGTTGGCGGCCCATCGTGATCACGCCCAAGCTGATCGGCGTCACCATCGCGCAATTCGTCTCCCGCGAGTGCAAGCCGGCTGGCTGGCGCTACTCAGGCACGGACCGCGAGCGCGCACAGTTGGCCTGGGCTTCACTGGTTGCCGCATCGGGCGGCGACGCTAGGTTTGCAACTAGACCCGGAACGTTATAACTATGACGACCCCGTCAAAGCCAGGAGGGCGAAAGTTGACACGCGAAGAGATGCTTAAGGCGAACCGGGCGGCGCGAGATAGGCGCGTGCTGGCCGCCGCGGTGACATGCGCGCAAAGATGCGGGCTGTTCGGAATGACCAGGGCCGACATTGCAGTGGAAGCCGGCGTATCCGTCGGCACTGTCTCCGGGGCCTTTGACGGCATGGAGGCGCTTCGCGAGCGGGTCTTGCGTCATGCGATCACTCATGAGACGCTTCCGATCCTGGCCGACGCGCTGGCCAATCGCCACCCCGTCGCCCAAGCCCTTCCCCCGGAGCTCAAGGCTCGCGCCGTAGCCTAAAGGGCTCACCGCATGGATGCGTTACCGCCAGCACTCCGCGCCATCGCGGGGAGTGAACAATTCGTCACGTGGGTAGCTCTGCCCAACCCGGAACAGCCGGGCAAATTCTCTAAATTCCCCTGCAACTGGCAGACGGGGGACATCGTCAACGCGCACGACCCGGCCAATTGGACGAATGCCGGCGTTGCTTGCGCCACGCACGCGCTGCACTCGCGCGGCTATGGGACCGGCGTCGGCTTTGTGCTCACCGAGGCGGACCCATTCTTTTTCCTCGACATCGACGGCGCGCTTCGATCCGACAACCAATGGAGCGCGCTCGCGACGCAGCTTTGCGCTTCGTTCCCTGGCGCATATGTCGAAGTGAGCCATAGCGGCAAGGGGCTGCACATCATGGGCCGCGGCGTGATCCCCGCCGGCCTGTCCACGCGCAACAAGGAGCTTGGTTTAGAATTATACGATAAGCTCCGTTTTGTGGCGCTGACCGGATACGCGGCGCAAGGCGACATAGGACTAGACTTCCAGCCTCAACTTGACGCCCTGGCTCCCCACTATTTCACCCCCGCCGTCTCCGTCCAGCGCGGCGAGTGGACCACGGAGCCCGTGGCGGAATGGGCCGGCCCGGAAGACGATGGCGATCTAGTGCGCCTGGCGCTCATGGCGAGCGACAAGAGCGCGGCGGGGGCCTTCGGCGGCAAGATGACATTCCGCCAGCTATGGCAAGGCGACGTTCCCGAGGACATGCGCTCCGAAGCCGACCAGACGCTTGCCAACCACCTCGCATTCTGGACCGGCAAGAATTGTGAGCGCATGGAGCGGCTGATGCGCGGCTCGGGCCTGTTGCGGGCCAAATGGGACGCGCCTGGCCACCGTGATTATCTTGAGCGGACCATCCGCAACGCCATCGGCTTCGTCGCTCAAGTGGCCACGGGGTCACGCAAGCAGGTTGCGGCGGTGGTGACTGGCGATCCAACCGACCCTGACGATAAGAGCGCGGCGACGCTTCGGCCCCTGGCGCTGGAGTTTCTGGACCCGGTCGCACAGATTAAGCATTTCGAAGGATGCGCGTTCGTCATTGACGAGACGGAAATCTACTCGACGCAGCACAACCAGCTTTTCAACAAGGCGCAATTCGACGTGGTCTTCGGCGGCCATATGTTCCTGATGGACCCCAACGGGCAAAAGAAGGTCGACAGCGCGTTCGACGCTTTCACCAAGTCCCGCGTCAACGTCCCGACCATAGCCGACAGCACGTGCTTCCGGCCCGAACATCCGCCCGGCGCGATCATCCGCGAGGGCAAATGGAAACTGGTCAATACCTACAGCCCGCATGAATACGAGACGGCAGAGGGCGATGTCTCGCGCATCTTTGGGCCTGACGGGCTCATGGCTCGCCAACTGCCTGACCCTAGAGATCGCGCGATCCTGACCAATTACCTGGCGTATTGCGCTCAGAACATAGGGCACAAAGCGCAATGGTGGCCCGTGCTGCAAGGCACCAAGGGCAACGGTAAGACCTTCTGGGCGAGAGCTCTGCGACACATCCACGGCCCGGTCTATACTCACGTCCCCAACGTGGCCGCGCTCGCCAAAGACGGCATGAAGTTCAATTCGTGGGTCGAGCGTCACACGCTCCTGATTTTCGAGGAAGTCGCCCTGTCACATCGGCGGGAATTCATGGAAGAGATGAAACCGCTAATCACAAACGAAATGCTGGCCATCGAGCGCAAGGGCGTCGATCAGAAGACCACCGACAACCGATGCAATGGATTCATCTGCACCAATTTCCGCGACGGCGTCCCGGTCGATGATGATGAGCGACGCTATGCGGTCTTTTTCACCGCGCAACAAATGTCGAGCGATATTCTCCATTGGCGGATGGACGGCAATTATTTCCCCGATCTCTATGACTGGTTTCGCGGGCATGGGGCCTATCACGGGCAAACGCCAGGGGCGCACATGATCGCCCATTTCCTACGACACTTCGCGATGGATGACGCTCTGAACCCCGCCAAGGGCGCGGCCCGTGCGCCGGCCACCAGCAGCACGCGCGCCGCCGTAGAAGCTTCCCTCGGGCGTGCAGAGCAAGAGGTGCTGGAAGCCATAGGGGAGGGCCGGCCGGGCTTCTGTGGCGGATGGGTATCGTCACGCTATCTAGACACGCTCATGGACGTGATCCGCGCGCCTGTGCCGCGCAACAAACGCCGCGAGATGATGCAGCGCCTCGGATACGATTGGCATCCGGCGCTCGACCAGGGCCGCACAATCCGGCCCGTCATGCCCGACAACGCCAAGCCGCGGCTCTACATCAAAACCGGCCATCTGGCGCTAAATCTCCAAGGGGCGAAGGCTGTCGAGGACGCATACACGAAGGCGAACACGGTTGACCGTGCCGTCAATCTCAATCTATAATTATGGGGAAATTACAGCAAGGGAGCTATAATTATGGAATATCGCTCGGAATACCGAATTTGGCGCGACGAAATTATGGAAGGGCCGAAACGATTATCTATAATTCGTAAGCTATTGAATTGGTTGATGAAAATATAATCCCCGTATCTCCCCGTATGGCCAACCATACGGGGATTTTTATTGTTCAATGTTTTCAATGTGATATGCGTATATTTTCCCCGTATGAATCGTCAGGGGTATTATACGGGGAAACGTTGCCGCATAAGGGTTTGCGGCCCCTCAAAATGGCTCGACCGTCAGAATTACACAGGCACATGCAGGCGTGCGTGCGCGCGTGTGCGCACATACACCCGCCCGTGAGATACACCCTGACGGAATCAGGTTGTATTTTCTCGCAAAGCCTTGTGGAATAACGTTTCCCCGTATTTTACCCCGTATCGATTCCCGTATCGATTCTGACGTGGCCCGTATGAATCGTTCGGGCAATTGTGGCAAACATGATTCAGGGTTGTATTTGACCGTGACCCCTTTGAGGGCTATTGTCAAGCCATGGCCCTGACACATGCCCGTGAGAAATTTGCGCAGCACTACGCCGCCAATCAGAATTTGAGCGGGGCCTATCGCTATGCCTACCGCGTGACCCCCGGCACGAAATCCGCGTCGATTCAGAACCAGGCGCGCAAGCTGTTAAACGATCCGGACATCAAAGCTCGGGTCGAGGAATTGGTTCAAGCCGCGGCTATCGAGTTTTCGCCTGACGTCCCGTTCGCCCGCATCTGCAATTTTCTGGAACAGCGCATCTTTGCCGATCCGGCGGAGCTCACCGCGGTGCGCGTCGGCTGTTGCCGATACTGCTGGGGTGAGGATCATAAATTCCAGTGGCGCGAGCGTGAATTTATTCAGCGCTGCGATGAAGCCGAACGCCTCTCCGTGCCGCTTCCCGATTTTGGCGGCGGCTTCGGTTTCGAGGCGCATCGGGAGCCAAACGAGGATTGCCCGGAATGTGGCGGCGAGGGTCAGCCCCGCACGCACCTTGCGCCGACGGATGGATTGTCGCCGCAGGGCCGCGCGCTCTTTGCCGGCGTCAAGCAGACGCAACACGGCATCGAGGTCCAGACGCACGACCAGCTAAAGGCGCTCGACCTGTATTGCCAAATTCGGGGGCTGAAGGACGGCAAGCTGTCTGTCTCGGGCGTGCTCGACGTCGTGTCGCGCCAGGTGACGTTGCCGGCTAACGATCCGGCCGAAGCCGAACGCATCTACCGCGAAATGGCCACGGGGCGGGCTTGACGCAAGTGCGGGCTTGTGTGCGTATATCCCGACCCTTTTGCGCTGGACCTGTCGCCCCATGAACGCCGCCACGCCTCGCATCGACGCCCTTTGCAACTCGCAAGAAAATACTCCATATTCGGGGCACTTGAAGGTTGTGGGGGGTATCGACGTGTCTGACGTGCCATCTGTTCGGGCGAATGACGCGGCCCTCGAATTGCTTCGAGAAATGGCCGGCGAGCTTCGTGTTGTTCGGGCGGACATCACTGAAGCCAAGATCAAACTTGCGCGCATTGACGGTCAGGATCACGCTAAGCAGATCGAGGACGTGCGCGACCGGCTGGACGAGATGGGACGGCACGTTGACGACATTCGGGGGCGCATCGCCGTGCTCGAAACCGAACGCAAGCCCGGTCGCTGGCTCGCTGGCGAGAGCGTCAAGTTTCTTCTGCAACTCGCCGCCGGCGCTGGCGTCCTGGCCGTCGGCGTCGCTTTGGGGCATTCGAAATGACCGACTTCACGCCACCGTCGCCGCCCCCTGTCCCGGACATCGTCGAACAAATTTTGGGCGCTGTCGCTCGCCACGGGCTTACTACCGTCGCGGGCTTCCTTGCGTCAAACGGGCTGTTGACCAAGGATCAGACCGGCGAGTTTATCCAACTCGGGCTGGCCCTGACGCTTGGGCTTTCCGGGCTCGCATGGTCCTGGCTCCAAAAAGGTCACGCGCACCTTGCGCTTCTTCAGGCGATTCATTGCGAACCGCCCGGCAAGATCACCAATGGACAATGAGACGGCCCTTGCCGCCGTCATTGCGGACGAGGCGAGCAATCAGCCCCACGTCGGCAAAGTAGCTGTCGGGCGCGTGATCCAGAACCGGACGCGCCTTCACTTCATGAGCGACGGCACGATCATGGGGACGATCCTTCAACCCATGCAATTCTCGGGCCTGTGGTGCGACTTCACAAATGGCCATTATGGCCGGGTCATTTTCACGCACGACGCCGCAGCGGCTCGCCTGGCGTCCAAGGCGACCAACTACGCCAAGTCTCCGGGCAACTGGATGGACTGCCTCCTAGCCGCACGCCAGGCGCTTGGCGAAGCGTCCTTCGTCACCAACGAGCCGGGCTATGCGTCCCTCACTGACGAGACGGTCAATTATCTCAATCCGAAGGTGGTTCACCCCTTGCCAGCGTGGGCCAGCGCGGACAAGCTCGACGCGGTCATCTATGACCATAGCTTCTATCATCGATAGGATCGTCAACATGAAACGGATGCTAGTCGCCCTCGCCATGTGCGGGGCGCTCGCGTCATGCGCCACGGAGCCAACCACCGTGACCATCGCGCGGGCCGAATATGCTTACGAGCTCACCTACAACACCGCGGCGACCAGCTATCTGGCCGCCGTCAAGAACGGGGCGCTCACCGGAACGAGGAAAGACCAATGCCGGCAACTTCTGACCCAAGCGTATCAAACCGTTCTGGCCGCACGCGCCGCGGAAGCAGTGGGGGACAGTCCGACGGTGGCGACCAAGGCGGCGGCCCTGGCGTCGCTTCTGTCGCAGATCGCGGAGCTATCCAAGTGACGGCCGCGCAAGCCATCCAGGCGCTTCAAACGGGCGTCGCCCTGCTGGACGCTCTCGCCCCGCTCGCCGGCGTGTCGTCGGTCAAGATCGCCGATGAGCTCGCATCTATCGGAACGGCGCTGTTGACCAGTCTGGACAGCGCGGACGCAGCGACCGCCATCGCAACGCACGACCTGGCCGTCATTCGCGATCTTGCTGCACATTTGCAGTCACGCAACGACGCGCTTGCGCAAGAGATCGCCGCAAGCTAGTCTTTCCGGGCTACGCGTTCGCCAGGAGCCTTGTTGACCTTAACGCCCTCGCATCATCGCCCCGATGCGGGGGCGTTTTGTATTGACGGCCCCGTCATTGTTGCGGCAAGGTGCGCCGGTCAACAAGAGGGCGACGATATGAAACGCATTCCGGTCACCATCAAGATCAAGGTGCGCGCCCGTCGCGCTGGCTCGCACTCGATCACTCCCGAGGTCGCCTACGTTTGGCGCGAAGGGTCACGCTTCGCCGTGGGAAAAGCACGCAAGTCGGACGACGGATATTCGGCCTGGCATATCGGCTCGGGTCTGCACGTCAATTCGGTTTTCCCGCCGCGCGGCATTCACACGCTTGCGCCGGCGCTCGAAACGTTCAAGGCGTGGGAGACGGAAATTCCCGAAGAGGATTGGGCACCGTTCGATAAGGTCGCCTTTGGGGACTATCTTGTCCCCGGCCCGGACACGACCCGCGTCGCCAACCTGATGCGTCAGATCGCCGCGAGGGTCGCGCCATGATCGAATGCGAATATTGCACCGGGTCGCGCTGGCTCGCCGACAACCCCGGCATGGGGGAATGCGCGTGCGTCAACCGCGACAATGTGGTCAAAATGACGAACGACTATGCGTGCCTCGAACACCAGATCGACGCGCAAACCAGCGAGCTCGAAGAGCTCACCACCGCCATGCAAGACGCGCTCGACGCTCTCCGCGCTTACTTCGTCTCCATCGGCTGGCCGTCTCACCCCGTCCGGATCAACGATCAGAACCTTTCGGACGCCTACACCAAATTGGACATTTTTGAATGAGCTTCGACCAAGCCTATTACGAACGGATGCGCCTGGCGATCATGCGGGCCATTGCGGACACCAGCGAAACCGAGATTAATGGCGAACCCGTGCGCTTCATGCAGACCGCAGAGATCGGAGCGGCATGTCTCGACGTCGCGGCATTTTTCACCAGCCAAGGGGCCAGCGTCGAAACAGAGCGCGGCTTGCGCCAGACCGTTGACGCAATGGGCAACAGGCTCAAAAGCAACATTCGGGCTTTCCGCGACAACGATACGATGATGGCGTTAGGGGGCAGGGCATGAAGGTAGACACGACAGCCGCGCATCGAGCGCTTATGGACGATCTCAAAACCGCGTTGGGCAAACACTCGCATTTAAGCCCGCCGGAAATGCTGGCAATTACGGCTCAGCTAGTGGGCAACCTGATCGCTCTTCAAGACCAGACGAAACACACGTCCGAAGCCTGTATGCGTCTGGTGGAGAAGAATATCGAAATCGGCAACGCCGCCTGCATTGAAACGCTTTTGGGTAAAACGGAGGGCAAGGCATGAGCGCGAACATGGACGAAACCAAATTCGAGCCCGGCACGTTTGACGTGATCCGAATGCATTCTCCGGAAATTGGGTTGCTTTCGTCTATCGCGGTGAGCCTGAAGCGCATCGCCGACGCGACCGAGCGCGAGGAAGTGACCGGCGAGCCTCACGCCGACGAATGACCTTCGATTGGCTAAATCCCGACTATGTGCCGATCTTTCAGGAACGGGCCGACCGGCTGGCCTGGCTCCGGGCCGACAAGTCGCGCGTTGACGCGCTGAAGCGCTACTACCGTGACCATCCCGCGGACTTCATCAACGATTGGGGCATGACGTTCGACCCCCGCAACCCCGAGATCGGATTGCCTGCGACGATCCCCTTTCTCTTGTTCGACAAGCAGCGGGAATGGGTCGAAGAGACGATTTACCTTTGGAAACATCGCGAACGGGGCATAAGCGAGAAGAGTCGGGATTGCGGGCTTTCCTGGCTGGCCGTCGCCACGGGCTGCACGCTCTGCCTGTTCAATGACGGGCTGAATATCGGCTACGGGTCACGCAAGGAAGAGTATGTCGATAAGCTCGACAGCCCGAAAAGCCTCTTCTGGAAACTGCGAATGTTTCGACGCCTGTTGCCCATCGAATTCAACGGCGGTTTCGACCTGAAAGCCGACGCGCCCCATATGCGCATGAATTTCCGGGAGACGGGCAGTTACATCACGGGGGAAGCCGGCGACGGCGTGGGGCGAGGCGACCGGGCATCAATCTATTTCGTGGACGAATTTGCGTTTTTCGAGCGGCCGCAACTGGTCGAAGCGTCGCTCTCGATGACGACCAATTGCCGTATCGACATATCGTCGGTGAACGGCCGGGCCAATCCTTTCGCGGAAAACCGCCATAGCGGCAAACATCGCGTCTTTATTTTCGATTGGCGCGACGATCCCCGCAAAACCCAAGAATGGTATGACCGCCAGAAAGAGACGCTCGATCCCGTCGTGCTGGCCCAAGAGGTGGACCGGGACTATAGCGCGTCCGTCGAGGGCGTCTTGATCCCAAGCGCGTGGGTCGAAGCGGCCATCGACGCGCACGCCAAGCTAGGCATCGCGCCGGCGGGGCGCTTCGTGGGCGGCTTCGACGTGGCGGACGAGGGCCGGGATATGTGCGCCTATGCGGTGCGCCAGGGCGTTGAGCTCCTGCATCTGGACGAATGGAGCGGCAAAGGCTCCGATACGCTGGGCAGCACTCAGCGCGTCGCGGAGACGCATGAAGCGATGGGCGTCGAGGAAACCCGGTTCGACGCGGACGGCGTGGGCGCGAGCGTGCGGAGCGACGCCAGGGTGATCAACGAACGGCGCGTCGAGACGGGCCGGGCGGGCTTGCACTTCATGCCTTACCGCGGGAGTGCGGGCGTTTATCGCCCCCGCGCGCAAGATGAGCCTGGCCGCTTCAACGAGGATTTTTTCAAGAATCGCAAGGCGCAAGACTGGTGGAATTTGCGCCGTCGGTTCCGGGCGACTTATCGCGCCGTCAACGGCGTGGCCGGGTGGGAGCCCGACGAGATAATCTCGATCAGCCCGACCCTTCCGCTTTTGTCGCGCCTCAAGGGGGAGCTCTCTCAACCGACATGGGACCGCGACACCGCGGGCCGGATCGTCATCGACAAAGTTCCCGATGGCACGCGAAGCCCTAATCTAGCGGACGCAGTCAACATCGCATACAGTGTGGGCCGATCCCCGATGCAAATAGCGGATGACGCGTTGAAATGAGAACATGGCTTCGCAACTGGCTCATGGGCGGAACGGCCCCCGAAGCCGTGACCACGGCCCCCGCGTCCCGGCCAGCGCTTAAGGTCTCGCACGAAGCCGAAGCGCTCTCGCGCGTCCCGGAGCGAACCCTAGACGAATGGCGCTCGATCCTTGAGCCCGCCGCCCCGACGCCTGGAACCGTGCCGCCAGACTTCAGGCCGCAGCCCGTCACGGTGGCCATGGACGACATCGGCGGCCTTAACGCATGGGGCTCGGGCGCGTTCTATGACACGGGCATATCGTTCCTCGGCTATCCCTACCTCGCTGAATTGTCGCAGCGCCCGGAATATCGGCGCGCGGCGGAGGTGGTCGCGAAGGAAATGACTCGCAAGTGGATCGAATTCACGACGACCGGGGACAAGGATAAGGCGGATCGGATCGCGAAGCTCGAAGAGGGCTTCAAAGCTTTTAAGGTGCAGAAGCTCTTTCAGAAAGCCGCGGAGCTCGACGGGTATTTCGGGCGCTGTCACCTGTTCATCGACGTCGGCAACCGGGACGCCCAAGGCGAGCTCGAAACCATCCTAGTGCGCCGCAAGAGCAAAATTTCCGTCGGCTCGCTCAAGGGTCTTCGGATCGTCGAACCGCTCTGGACCTACCCGGCGACATACAACAGCAGCGATCCGCTCTCACCCGCCTACTACAAGCCCGACGCCTGGTTTGTCATGGCGAGGAAGGTCCACGTCTCGCGCTTGCTGACATTCGTGGGTCGCGAGGTTCCCGACCTGCTGAAGCCGTCCTATATGTTCGGCGGTCTGTCGCTGACGCAAATGGCCATGGACTATGTCAACAATTGGCTTCGGACGCAGCGGAGCGTGGGCGACACGATCCATAGTTTCTCGAAATCGATCCTCGCCACCAACATGGATAGCGTCCTTTCCGGCGGATCGGCCGACAGCCTGTTCAAGCGCGCGGCCCTGTTCAACAATGCGCGCGACAACAAAGGGCTGATGCTTCTCGACAAAGAGACAGAGGAATTCATCGACGTATCGACGCCACTCGGGACGCTCGACCATCTGCAAGCCCAAGCGCAAGAGCAAGTGTGCAGCGTGAACGGCATTCCCTTGGTGATCTATACGGGCATCACGCCCTCGGGCCTCAACGCCACCAGCGAGGGGGAATTGACCGTCTGGCATGATTGGGTCGCCGCGCAACAGGAACACCTGTTCCGGGACAATCTCGAATATATCTTGGACGTCATGCAGCTTCATTTGTTCGGCGAGGTTGATCCCGACATCGGCTTCAAATTCGTGCCGCTCGGGGAGACGGACGAGGCGCTAGAGGCGAACGTCCGCAAGACCCAGGCTGACACCGATCAGGTCTATATCGACGCCGGCGTGATCTCCCCCGAGGAAGTGCGCGCCAGGATCGCCAAGGACGGCGACAGCGTGTATCGAGGGCTCGACCTGTCTGTCATGCCCGAACCGCCGGATGACGGTATCGAATTAGACGATAACGGCGATCCGGCTATGGACGGCGACGATCAGCCTCGGGATGAAGACGGCAAGTTTTCCGTCGAGCGGATGAATTCGAACACAGGCGAATTCGAGAAACACCATTTCCAACGCGGCGACTATGTGCGCGCAAGTTTTGGCGGGTCAAAACCGCATTTTGGTAAGATCACGGGGGTTTCGCACGCGAAAAAGACCTTCAATATCGGAAGCGTGTCCTATCCGCACGGGTCGGCGTATCATGCCGAAGAGCCCAAAGCTCCGCCGCGAAAGACCGAAAAACTGTCAAAGACCATTGAGCGCTCGAACGCCAAGCACGGGGAAGGGCTGACGGATGCGGACCGCGTCCCCGAAAACTACTAGTCCCGTCCGCCCCAACGTCGGGCTTCGGATCGCATATCAAAAGCGGCTCGATAAGCTGATTGCGGAGATGCACAACAGCGTGGACTATTGGCTGTCAGCAACATACCGCGCCAATCCGCCAGAAATGGCCGCTGACGCCTCTCCCGCCATGATGCTACGTGCAGCCCTGCGACGGCTCGGACGCCGCTGGCTGCGACGCTTTGACGCCCTGGCGCCGGAATTGGCGCGCTACTTCGCGACGGACGTAAGCGAGCGTTCCGATGCGGCTTTCCGGTCCTCATTGCGCCGGGCCGGCTTCACCGTGAAATTCAAGGCGACGGCCGCGCAAAACGACGCATTGCAAGCGATCATCGGCGAGAATGTCGCGCTGATCCGGTCGATCCCCCGCAACTATCTGACGCAGGTCGAAGGATCGGTCATGCGCTCCGTGCAGACGGGCCGCGACCTTGGGACGTTGACGAAAGAGCTCCAGGGCCATTACGGGGTCACGAAGCGCCGGGCCGCTTTCATCGCGCGCGACCAGAACAACAAGGCGACGGCGGTCCTCACGCGCACGCGGCAACAGGAGCTTGGAATCACCAAGGCCAAATGGTTGCACAGTGCGGGCGGCAAAACGCCCCGGCCGGAACACGTAGCTTTCTCGGGGAAAACCTACGACGTCGCGACCGGGGCGTATCTAGAGGGCAAATGGACATGGCCCGGCGTCGAAATCAATTGCTTTCCGCCGGAAACCCTTGTGACGCTAAAAGATTTGCCCCGGAAAATCTGGAAAACGCCTTTCGATGGAAAAATGATCGACGTTGACCTTGGCGGCTGTTCGATCAAGGGAACATTGAATCACCCAATACTCACCGCGCGGGGGTGGGTCGCTATGGGCGAGCTTGATTGCGGCGATCAAGTCGTTTGCGTGGCGCAACAAGGTGGGGACGTGATTGGCCACAACGAAAACCAAAGAATAACCACATTTGGCGAGCTTTTCGTAACGTGCGCGAGTGTGTTTGGAGATGTTCGCAGAGACGCGAGCCGATTTAACTTCTATGGCGAGCGGCCACAAAACCACGTCGATGAAGTAATTATTATCGACGATGACTTGCGTATCGATGGGCAAACCTCCGCCGCGCAAAATCTCCGCAACTTCATGTTCGGCAAAACCGACCCCGTGGTAATCGACGCCTTTGAGGGCCGCTTCGGCCATGTTTCGAACGCGCCGACGACGCGCGGGGGCTACGATCTTTCGCCTTTCGTCGTCGCTGGCACGCGCAAACCGATGGACGTTTCCGCCGCTGCGATCACGCATGACGCCGCGACGGATGAGAACATTGCGAATGCTGGACGCAGCATGTCGCGGAAAGCCCAAGGCGGCGGCAATAGCTGTCGTCCCCAAGCCTTCCGCATACATCTGCACGATGGCGTCGCCAAGTTCGTCCCAATTGGTCCGCCGCTCGATGGCGACGTTTTGCGCTTTGAGCTTTTTGCTCAATTCGTCCACATTGCAGCCAACAGCGGTTGCCGCGTCCTGGAGTTTGACGCCGTCCGCTATCAATTTCGCAGCGTGGTCAATAAGGTCATCTCGGATTATTCGGGGCATGTTTTCACCATGGAAACGCAAGACGGATACTATACCGTAGGCGATGCGTTTGCACAGGCTAAAAATTGCCGATGCGTGTCCGTTCCGATCATTCCGGGCTTCGAAGAGTAGCTAGGAAGTCGCGCCGCGGATCGGGCTCCATGTTGAGAATGGCCCGGATCGCCACGGCGGCCGGCGGGCTTGGGCCTTTGCTGGCGAAGGTCCGCCCCGTGCGCTCACTGACGCCAAGGACGCGAGCCGCGCCGACAATGGACAGATCGAGGGCGGCCAGGTGCGCCCGATACTCCGCGCCGGTCATTGGGTCGCCTTTTCAATTACGCGCCGGGCGTCATAAACGCGCCGGATCGCGTCGGCGTGCGATTCGCACCGGATGACGATATTCGGCCCGTCGTAATACAGATCGTCGGCCACCAGCATGGACAGAGCGGCCAGCAACGCCCCGGACCAATTGGGCGCGGCCTTCGGCTTCGGATCGACCAGCGCCGCGCGGGCTTCAAGACGTCGAAGCCCGTAATTGTTG